TCAATCAAAGTAGAAGCCAACGCATAAGCGATGTCGTCAAAGTCCTGCTCCAAGAAGAAGGCCTTAAGCTTGTATATGATCTCTTTGTTAGAAAAGTCGTGATCATTACCTAAATCCGAACTCATTGGGACGCCTCCAATTCTGCCTTTCCTCCCTTTTAGACCCAAGCGTTTTCGCGTCGTAGTCAAACCTCGCCGGCTTGTGCGTGTTCACAGCATACCGCAGAGCGTCGACAGCGTGGTCATTCATCTTCAAGGGCTCGTCTTCTCCCCTCTCAAGACATTTAGGGTGCCAAACATAGCCCTCGATCTCCCTTATCAGGTTGACGCACTCCGCGCAGATCAAGAGCTGGCCCGAATTGGGGTCGCCCTTAAGTAAGCTTATCATCTTAATAATTCCTTCGTTAACATCATTGTCAGCATTGACAGGATGAAAACCCACTCTTTGGAGATCGAGCCGAAAACTAGCAGCGCTAGGGTCAATATAAATAGACCTAACACTAAAAGGCTCCAGCCACTGTTTAACGTCACTGGCAAACTCCGAACTGCTCTTTTGAAAACCCCTTTTCTTGTAGTCCCAATAGTATTCCTTCTCTACCCACCAAAACGGCTTATCCTGCGTATACTGTCCGCAGTTGACTCCAATAAGGAGCGCAGCAAACGCATTGCTAGTTCCATAATCAACGCCAACGATCCAATAGTCTGCAGCACGAGGCGGACGAGGAACCACATAGATCTGACGATCAAAGAAATCAAATATCGAGCCTTCGGCAAGACACCACTCGCCAAGATAGTTACGCTTGTAAAAAACACCTGACAAACTGTTTTTAATGCGATCTTTGTAATCCTGGCTTAAATAGGGGTTATCATCAAGGGAAAAATGAAGCTCGTAATAGTTGGGGTCGCCCCCTCTTGCCTTGTCTATCCACTGCTTTAGCTTGTGGGTTGGATATGACGGGTTCATGGTGGCAAATCCCATGGAGTGCGGATTGCGCAGCCTCGTGTCGATCATGTCGATGATATTGTCCGGGTAAAGCGTCATCTCGTCGCAGTAGACAAGAGAGAAGCTTTTTCCCTGGATTGCTCCTATCGCGCCCGCGTCTTTTGCGCCAACCGTCGATATCTTCTTTAGCCGGCCCTCGGAGTCGGTGAACCAGAGCTCTCGATCGCCCTTGCGCCAGCTGCAAAACGGCCTATAAATGCCAAGAGGGTCCGGCACATTCGGCCCCTTCGGGTCGGTAATGAGCCTTACCGCATTATCGTAAATGGTGGAAGAGGTGTGCCCGACCATCCATATCTGTGAATCGGGGCAATCATTGGCGGCCTGCATGAAGCGGACAAGCGAGCAAACCGTCTTACCACAAGAGACCGAGCCGTGGGCCAAGTTCCACTTGGCTAGCGACTCGTCGATGAATTTTAGTTGCTTCGGAGCCAGCACATGCATTATTCAATGCCTAGCGGAAACGTTAACTTTTGCTTTAAAAACAGATGGACCAAGAAACAGACGCTAATAAAAACCCAGATCCAGAAAAGAATGAAGAAGGCATTACTAGAAAAGAACTTATCGAGCAGCTCGAGGCTCAGGTCGAATACTTTGAGAAGCTTCCGGCTCATGAAAAATTCTCCTTTGCTATTAATGCAGATCTATACTACTTCATGTTACTTATAGTAAATATTCTCAAGAGGGGCGTTTAATGGAAAGGCGGCAGTTGGAAGATTTTCCGGATGAGTGGTACGAGCTGATCAATAAAGAGATCGATGCGCTACTGCAGCCCTTATTAAAATACCCGGTAGAATTCATATCCATCGTGCTCCAGTCCGCCTTCCAGATCTTTATTTACAGCAACTTTGAAAAAGGCGAGAGGTCTGAGCTTCTTAAGAATGTGATGGAGGCGTTTCTTCTAACGTTTGAGCAGTGGGACTCTGAGCAATCTGATGAAGGGCGTTCCGCGCAATGACCCCCTGCCTTTGCGATAGTGTATCCATCATGATTTTAAACTGCTGCACCTGTTCTTGCCCGCGCTCTTGCACGTCTAATTGATCCCACCCGACATCCTTAAAGACGTTGCGCATGATGGTTTGCCACACGACGGGAGATCCGTTCTTGTACGCCCCTCTCATGAGCGCTTTTCCCTCTGAAAACCACAGCTTATATCTCTGAGCCTTAGCATCTTCCATCAAGAGCGGGTGAAACTCTTGGGGGTTTTCCTTGGCGTAGCGGTCAATCGTTCTCCAGCAGCACGGCTCTTTAGGGTGCCTAAACGAGAACGCTTCTTTTGGATAGCCTTCCGCTATGTGCTGGCAATATGCCCTGTACGCCTCTTGGCGCGTTTCAGGGTCTTTTATGGCTAATCCGTAATCATTTCCAAATGGGGCTGCCATATAGTTTATCCTTTAATCCTTAATTATCAGTCTTTAGCAGAAAAAGAATTTTTGCGCCTTGTTTTTGCTCCCTGTTCTGTTATTAAGCGCGGCCTAACGCAATGGTGCGCGTAAACAACTGGGGGCCGATGACTGGTGAAGGTGAAAAGTGTGAGGACGTAAACGAGAGGCTTTTCCATGGTTACATCTATCTGTGTGAGTCTTATCAGGATGACGTTCCCATCTATGAGTTTGGGTTTTCAATGATCAGGATTGTATCGAGAATGCTTTTTGATTCTGCCCCTAATTGCAAGGCGGCCTTGGACGCTATACAGGCTGCTGTTGCCGAAGGCCTCAAATGGCATGAAGTGGATTCTGTCAATGGATTCTGTGCTAAAGGGAGGAAGGGGTGAAGTTGTTGGCAAAGGAGATTTTAAAGGGGCTTCCGCGTCTTTATGAAACCGAGAGTGAGTTTAGGGTTGCCACACTGTTTTGGTGCGAATCACCACTTCCGGGCTCTCTTGAGATGGGTTCTTTTCTATGAACCGCTCAATTACCGCGCTTATCCTCTGTACCAGCATTTCGTTTTCCTTGCTTATCTCTAGTGGCTGATACGTGAAGTCCTTTTCCGATAGGGAGCTTTTCTCGTCTTTGACGCTTATGGTGTACTCTGTAAAGATCTTATTCAAAGTCATTATTCCTTTTCCAAGCGATTATTTTATCGCCTTTTTTTAGCTTACGCCCTTCCCATGTTGCTCCGTTCCACCACCCCGTTTTGCGTTCCGGGAGCCCTTCTATCTTGAGATACATTAGATCATAGGGGATGGGCCTGTATTTGAGGTCATAAACCCAGCCGTATTCATCTCTTGGGACGTCTGAGTATTTGCAGAGCTGGCCCTTTTTGGCTGCCCTGCTTGACACCCCCGAGATGGCAACCGTTATTATCACGGGCGGTTAAATCTCTTCATGGCGGCCACATTGACGCAAAAGGCGCAAACTATCATCTCGCTAGTTTTGCCGAACATCGGGAACTTTACTTGGCTTGTCCGAAATTTAAGCTTCATCTTTTTTTTGCTTTCTTTTCTGCATGTTCACATTTTTTATCGCGCTTAATGTCTTTTTTAACTAATTGCCTTTCTTCGCGAGTTGCAGTTTTCTTTACCTTCTCAAATCCACGTTTGATTGCTTTATCCATTTTTCTTTTTCTTCTTTTGTGAAACAGTGACAACAGGTCTCAAATTCAATATCCAAATGACATATTTCTAAAAAATCCCAGTCCGGGCATGCATGGAAGGTTTCTAGTTGTTCCCTTTCCTTATTTGCCACGCGCGTGATGTTTCTTAGCTGCCGTTTTGTGCTTTACTGCCGTTTTCCCATGATGTTTTTTGTGCTCATGCTCATGGTGGTGCATCTCTTTTTCGTGATGTTCTTTTTTGTGTGCCATGGACCCTCTTCAATAAAACATTTTACTTTACGTGTACCACAAAGTTTTTATTTGGTTAAATAATATTTGACCAATCCTTCGTGACAATCCGGACAGACGAGACCAAAATCTCCGAACTCTTCTTTTGGGTAAAACTCGTTTTTTCTCTCCACGAAAAACTCGTCGTCCATCAATTTTTCAATGGGGTATTTTTTAAGTTCACAAACTAGGCAAATTGCCGTTGCTGGCTTCATTTGTGTTTCTTGGGGATTTTTGCGCCTGCTTTCCTCGCCTCGCTTAAGGAGATTGCGATGGCTTGTTTCGGGTTGGTGACTTTTTCTCCGCTTCCTGAATGCAGAGTGCCCCTTTTAAATTCTTTCATCACCACGCCAACTTTTTCTTTAGCCGGAAGATGCTTTCTTTTTTCCGCTCCAGCGCCCAGAACGTCTTTGTGCTTCATTGCTTCTGACGCTCTTTCATTCTTCGTCGTCTTCTTCTTCATAAAAGTCCCATTTCCCCCGCAGCTGTACCCCTACGTGATAGTTTTTCTTTTTGATAAAGCTTTGCGCGGATACCATTTCGTTTTTTTTGATTCTTTTTAATTCCGAAGGGGAAATAATCAAGTCCACGTAATATGAGCCGTCAATCTCTTCTGCTACGATCTGCATTTTTGTATTCTTCGAGAGTGTAGATGTTGATTTTAACCCCTTCCTTTTCTCCGTATAACTTTTCTGAAAATATCTTTGCTACTTTTCGGTCATCATCAATAACAATTTTTTTTAGGCAGTCCTCATAGAGCTTTTGCAAGTTGGTGCAATCGCATTTGGTGGGGATTATTTCTCCAGCGAGCATTTGGGCTCTTTTCTTTTTAGACGCGGAAGGCGGCAGGGGAAATGTGAAGGTAAATTCTAGAACGGTGTAGTCTTCAATGGGAATGGCTGAATACTGTTGCTTAATGTAGAACTTGGCGCATCGCTTGTTCGCGTCCCTTATGTCGTAAAAGGCGCCTCGGCTGCGGACAGGCGCCGCCCACGGTACGGGAATCACTGGAAGGTTTAGCTCGATCATAAAGCCCTATAGCTCTGTGATAGAGCCATAAGGATTTATTTAAATAGATCTGTTTCTTTTTCTTGTCTGGTAGAAGTCGTTGAGGTTTCTTGCGTTTACCTTTCCTCCTGTCGCATCTTCTATCTTTAAGACAATGGGCAACGGAGGTATCCTCCTGCCTTTTATGTAGTTGGCAACAGAATTTTCCGAAACGCCTATTCTCTCGGCAAATTCCCAGTAAGGAATATTTCTGGATCTAAGGTACAAAGCCAAAGGGCTATCTTCTTCTGCAGACATTTATAAATATCCTCATGTTTGTCATGATTCTATATAGGATGCTTTTTTAATTCAATACTCACGTTTGTATTGATTGAAAATAGGGCGATTTGGTAAGATGTTAGCATCTTGAGCAAACAACTTGAGATATAGTAAAAAAAGGAGAAAATATGGAGTGGTTACAAGCCTTCATGATAGCCGGGTCCACCATCGGAGCCTGTTATTGGATGCACAGAGAAAACAAGCAAGCTGCCGACGTGTTTAGGTTGGAAATTAAGCATCTGGGAACCGAGATACAAAAAGAGATGAAGGATTTCCATGGCCGTCTTTGTACATTGGAAGAACGTTATATCCAAATGATGCAGAGGGTTTTAGAAGGGAAAAAATAAAAAATGCCCCTACTTGCAGGTAGAGGCACACTCAACAACAATAACACTAATACTGAGGGTAGCAATGTTATCGTCCAAAGATCATATTTCAATGAATGATTCTGAGCAATATCAGAATCTTTCTTACCATTTCAAAGAAGCAGTCTCTCTCATCGAAGAAACCAGAAAATCGCTCCTAGAGGCGCATCGCGGCCTTTTACAAATCTTAACGCAGCTCACTGAAATAAAGGGGGATCTCCGATGAGATTAAGCGATAATTTTTTCGACCATGTCCAAGAGGACTATTTTATTTATCTGGACCAACTAGATCCTGATACATCCCCCATGAGTTACGAGGCTTTTGAGTGGATTGCCATTAGGGAAAAGCAAGAAGAATTAGCAGAAATATATGCAAACCAATAAGGAGAAAAATATCATGACCAACATCGTCAAATTAGACCAAGAACAGAAACAGATAGACCATCTCAGAGGCTTGGCAAGGATCGCCGCAGAATCCAAGCAGTATGCAAATGCAACAGAGGCTCAGCTGTTTAACCTAATGCTCAGCGCCAAGGATCTGGGCATCTCCCCCATGAAAGCGATTAACGGTGGATTTTACATCGTCAATGGCAAAGTCTGTATGTCTACTGCCCTCATGGCAGATCGCATTCGCAGATCGGGACACAGCATTAAGATTGTCGAGATGAGCAAAGACAAGTGCACGATCATTGCCATAAGGAAAGATAACAACGACTCTTTGAAGCTAGAGTATACATGGGAAGATGCCACCTTAGCAGGCCTTACGGGCTCCCCGACTTGGAAGAAGTATCCAAAGAACATGCTCTATAACCGCTGCATGTCCCAAGTGGCCCGCATTCTCTTTCCCGACGTCGTAGGCAACTCTTACAGTGAAGAAGAGAGGTTTGATATCCAAAATGTTCCTGCGGAAAGCAGACCGCTTGAAAATGCAGATGCCGACATCGTCTTAGAAACCCCTTTGATGGAGGAAAATCTCACCTCCGAACAGCGCGATCATATCGCATGTCTTCTTTCAGAGCTCGACGATCAGCGAATTGAGGACTTTATATGTAAGAGGGCGTCGATAGAAGATATATTCGAGCTGCCTCCACAAAAGTTTAATGGTGTCGTTGAATATCTAGAAAAGCAGATCGCGAACAGAAAACAAAGGACAGAGGAGAATGCAATCAATGAATAACTGGCTTGAATGGAGAAGGCAAGGAATAGGCAGCAGCGACGCGCCCGTCATTATGCAGGTGAGTCCGTGGAAAACGCGCCACCAGTTGTGGCAAGAGAAGATGTACGGAGACAGCGTACAACAGGACAACCCATCCATGAAAAGAGGGCGAGACCTGGAGGAAACGGCCAGGCAAGAGTTTGAAAAAACGATAGGTACTCTTGTAGCTCCCGCTAACATCGAGCATCCCAAATTCAACTGGATGCGCGCCTCTTTAGACGGGATCGACGTTACAGGAAAAATCTTGGTGGAAATAAAATGTCCCAGCCAGCAAGACCATTTTGTCGCAGTCAACAAAAAGGTTCCTGAAAAGTATTGGCCGCAGCTCCAGCATCAGATGGAGGTGGTAGGCGCATCCGAAATGTTTTATTTCAGCTTTAATGGCAAGGAAGGCGCCATCGTTGAAATCAAGCGCGACCAAAACTATATCGACTCTCTAGTCGAGAAAGAAGAAGCGTTCTGGAATATGGTACAGTCGCAAACTCCCCCTGATCTCACAGAAATGGACTATATCTGCATGGAAGGCAACAAAGAGTGGGAGTCACTGGCTTCAGAACTTAAGCTCATTAAGGAACAGACAAAAGCCCTCGAAGGAAGAGATAAAGAGGTTCTTCGTCAACTGCAGTCTCTAACTCAAGGGCGCAATGGAAAAGGCCACGGAATGATCATGCAAAGGCAGATCTGTAAGGGAGCGGTCGAATACGCATCCATTCCACAGCTACAAGGTGTTGATGTTGAGCCATATAGAAAAAAATCTTTTGAAAAATGGCCCATAAAGTTTATAAACTAAATTGTTCGTGACTTTATTTTGGGTTTCGCCCCCTAGGACTCCTTAGGGGGTTTTTCTCATATAGACTTCGCAAAGAATTTCGTTTTGGTCTTTTAACTCTTTGCCCAGCCTGATTATCTCTTCCCTCAAAACCTTAATCTCGTGGAAGTGAAGATTTATCTTACTTTCTAAAATCTCGAAAGGCATTTTTGTTTTCTGCGGAGTGAATCCCGGAAACAAAAGCTGCTCCATTTTTTCCATCTCTTTCTCCTATCAAAAGGAACAAAAGATCAACGGTAGCGCTTTTTTCCCATTTGCTTCAAATAGAATCTTTTGACTACGATATGTGTACAAAATAAAAAACCCCAGGCTATTAGACCTGGGGCTAGAAACGAGTCCCCAAAACCGACTTTTGGGTTTTCTATATACACTTTCAAAACAAGAACGAAAGTGATATTAACTTAGCTTGTAGCAAAAGCTCAAGATAAAAGAAAACTTTAAAATTCTCGCGGTTTTGGGGACTCTTATAACCATAGGAGTTTCCCATGTCATTCTCTTCTCAGCATCACAGTTTCGATATCTCTCTTGCCAAAATGTACGGCGTCGAATGCGCCATCTTGATTCACCATTTTCAGCATTGGATAAGAATAAATCGCTTTGGCAAGCGCAACCTACGAGAGGGAAGATGTTGGACTTATCAAACTCGCAGAGAAATTCAGATGCATTTTCCTTACTGGAACGTTGACGAGGTCAGAAGACTCACCGATAAGTTAGTGAGTTTAGGTGTTTTATTAAAAAATAATTTTAACAAATCAAAGGTGGACAAGACGCTTTGGTACGCTTTTGTCGATGAAAAAGCTTTTGGAGTGGATGAAGAAAGCTCAAATAATCTTTACGAAAGGCAAAAATGCCAATCGACTGGCGAAATCGCCAATCCAGTAGATGAAAGTGCCACACCTATACCAGATACTAAAAACACAGATACTAAAAACACAGATAAGAAAGAAAAAGATAAAAAAGAAAGTTCGGCTACGCCTCCCCCTTCGGCTGACGCCGAAGCTCTTTTTGATTTCTTTCTACGTAAAATTAAAGAAAAAAATCCCGGATTCAAAAATCCCAATAGGAGTAAATGGCTAACTTCTCTTGACGCTCTCCTCAGGATAGATAAGAGACAGCTGGAAGAGATTAAGGCTATTTTGGAGTGGAAGTTTACAAACAATTTTTGGATGTCAAAAAGCAACTCCCCAGAAGCGTTAAGAAGGAGCTATGACAATATGGTCATGCAAATGGTCTCAGATGGAGAGCAACAGAATGCCGATGAAAACAGAAAATACGCTCTGGAAATAAAAAAAGAACACCCCGAGAGATTAAAAAATTTAACAATAAATTCAAAATATGCGATGAATCTTCCCGTGGGTAAAGAAGTGCCTTTTTCTTTGCCGAGAGAGTCATTCAGAAGGGCATTCATAAGCATGTTTGGAGGTGTATATGAGCCGAATCGATCCGATCAACCGAGAAATTCAATGGAACAAGGCGACTGAAACAGCAGAGAAGTCTCATCCCGACTATGAGAAGAACTTAAGATTCGCAGAAGAGGTATGCAAAAGAGAGGACACAAGCAGCTCTAAGCTCAACGGATTAAGGGTGAAAATCTCTGACAGCCAACATCTTGCGAAAGCTTTATTGATCATATCCTGGAATCCCGGCATCAACGTGAAAAGAGGAAACTATGCGACTCCGGTCTTTTTGCATCAGTACAACGAACTATTTAAAAAGACGACAACAAGTATATTGAATTGCTATAAAAGCGTTATCAATGAGGCTGAAGCCAAAGTGGCTAAACAGCAAGAATTTTTACCGCCAAACTTAAAAGTGTGATGAGGAGAAACAATGAAGATATCATCGATATTTAAGAATTCCTTAATAACTGCTATACTCCTTTGCTCGTGGGAAAATGTTCCCGACGTAGATCAGTCAAAGGGTGAAAATGGAAAGGAAAAAGGCCAATGCGAAGGCCCGGACTGTAAAGCCGAAAATGGGTCTGAATCCGAAAAATCTTCTGATTTGGCCCAATAGGCTCAAATTCTTGCAGAAACAGCCTTATTTTGAGGCCTTTCCGCTTTTGGCATCTTTACCCTTAGGGCTGTCTACTGGCTTGCTAACTGGCGCCTGTGGAGAACTTGGGGCAGATAGGTCTTGAATCACCTTTTCAGCTGTGCTAGCTTCTCCTTCGATAAAGTCGTCGACGGCTTTCTGCTCGGCTGGATTGCAAGAGGCTAAAAGAATGAGAATAGTTAAACACCAAAGCATATAGGACCCTCCAATGATAAAATATGTTATACCTTTAGTTTGTTTTTTCGGATACACCTTCGGACAAGAGATCGATTATGGTGGACCGATATGGGAAAAAGATCCTGATAGTGTACGTCAAAGGGTAAGCGAGGCTAACGGAGAATTGCAGAAAATTGAGTCTCTTTTACAAGAATATTGTGACTACGAAGATCCAATTAGAACAGGTATTCAGTTAACGATAGATGAGATAAGATACCGTCTCTATGGATTCGATATCCGCTGACTTTAAGTGATATATTCCAGTACGACGACGACACCGGCGGATCCAGCCCCTCCTGATCTCGCAGCTGACGAAGAGCCATTAAGCGAGCCTCCTCCCCCAGCCCCATAACCTAGTCCGGCATTTCCTGCTGCGGCGGTTCCAGCAAGATTTATTCCTCCAGCGCCCAATAAACTACTAGCTCCCGTCCCTGAAAAGTTAAAACTTCCAGTCAAGAAAGCACCGGTTCCGCCCGGAGATCCTGGTGTCCTGTAGTCGCCACCTGACCCTCCTGTCCCTCCGACACCGCCTACCGTGTCTCCGTTTGCGCCTGCTGCTGCTGTCGGGCCCCCTGATCCACCGTTGGCAGAGATAAGCGCTCCTACACTGGTATTCCCCCCGTTGCCGCCAGTCGTTCCAGAATTGGCAGATCCAGCAGTTCCTATAGTGACCGTCTGACTTGCACCTATCGTTGCAGCGGAAAATATCCCCACCGCATATTCTCCAGACCCTCCACCTCCGCCCACTGAAAGCTGCCCGGCACTCGTGGTAGCTCCGCCACCACCTGCTCCCCCGCCACCAAGCGCTACGATTTGGCAATAGACCATTCCGGATGTTGGTGTATAAGTCCCCGAGCTCGTGAACACTTGATGTTTAACGGAAAAGGCAGCAACACCGACAGCTTGGAAAGTAGGCTGAGAGCTAGCGCCATTGCTTGTTAAAACATAACCTGACGTGCTTGGAGCCACATTGTTTAACGTTCCATTAGCTCCGCCAGTCTGCACATTGTATTGTGTGGGTTGATAATCGCAGCTATTGTTTGTCACCATAAGATCACGCTATTATAAATTCTTGAACTATCACGATGCCGGCGGTTCCGTTTCCACCAGCCAAGGCTCCTGATCCACCCGTGGAGGCCGTTCCTTCCCCACCTGCCCCATACCCGGAAGCGGCAGCACCGCCTCCGTGTCCACCTCCTGGAAAACCACTCAACGCCCCAGCTCCAAGTTGAGAATTTCCCCCTCCACCGATAAAAGTAGCTCCCCCCACGGTAAGAACCCAGGAAAGGTCTCCATTTTGTCCAGGCGCCCTATAGTCTCCTCCCGAACCGCCAGTACCGCCGTTACCTTGCGCAGCAGGAAAGGGAACGCCAGCCGATGAGGCCACAAAGCTTCCTCCTCCGCCACCATTGGCAGAGATAAGCGCTCCTACACTAGTATTTCCACCGGGGTTTCCATTTGCAGCACTCACTCCCGTTCCCGCAGCCCCTATGGTAACAGTCTGAGAAGCTCCGATGGTTGCCGCACTGAATATACCTACAGCATATTCTCCTGCAGCTCCGCCTCCTCCAAGAGACACTTGACCGGCTCCTCCATTAGCGCCTCCACCAGCGCCCCCACCACCAAGCGCTACGATTTGGCAATAGACCATGCCTGAGGTCGGTGTGTATGTTCCTGATGTGGTAAAGACTTGATTCTTGATGCTAGAAAAGCCAAGGCCGCCAATGATACTCACGAAGCCATTGGCGTCGACGGTGAATTCTGCACTGTTAAAATGGCTTACTCCATTGTCTCCAATGGTGGAACTTGCAACAGCCTGCGATCTTTGTACTTGTATTGTATAAGTATTGGCGGCTAGTGAATCCGTTCGTATGACATTTGCAGTAGTACCGGCTGCTACTTGTCCGCCTGTCACCGTGATTTGACCTGTACCGCTTGGAACGACCGGATTAGTGCCAGGTGCTGTATGAGCATCTACTACAAAGGAGCTTGCTGTTCCAGTCCCGCTGATGGTGATCGTATTGCCGGAGCCCGTTGTCGATATTCCACCGGTTCCAACAACGTTCAAATTCCCTGCCATGGGGGTAGCCGTGCCGGTATTTTCAGTATAAAGCGTTGTTAAGCCACCGGCCGGCTCAATAGTTAGCGTGGATGTTCCAGGTGTTCCCACCGTCGTGATATAAACACCATCACCGACCACATTGATATTGTTAGCTGTGGGTGGAACAGCGCCGCCGGTATTGCCCGTTAGCGTTTCAGTATTGTTTGACCCGCCAATCTTTATCCAATTCGCAGTAGTGACCCCTTGCGATGTCGAAAAGCTTTTTAATTCCCAAAGCTCGTTGGTTGCCGTGTTCAGCCATTTTTGTTGTATCGCATAAGTATTAATAGACGTAGCTGATGTCACATCGTTTGGAGTGGGATCTCTACCTGTGAATATATCGACGAAAGGGCTACTGCTCGCACGTCCCGTCGCTAAAGTGTCAAAGAAGTTGGCTGGCGTCGTATTATTAAATGTCACTCTATACCACGGTTAAGTTTCCAATGGAGCTATAGACAGTAAAGGTTGTATTGGCAACAGTGCACAAAATGAATACAGCGTCGTATTGCTTAGTAGAAGATAAAGAACCGCCTGTTCCCGATGTGGTAGTGGTCGATCCAAAATTGATCGTCTGACCACTATTCTGGGCGATACTCCATCCTCCCGCTCCTTTGCCTACAACCGCCATAACGGTCCCGTATGCAGCTGTGGCCGGCAGAGTAAGCGTCACAACACCGGCATTGTTGGCAGTGTAACCATTATTAACAGCCATCGCTTGAGTGGTGCCTGTTACGTCTGTCCAGGTTAGCCCAGCGCCGTTAGCGTTGAGCGTAATAGACCCCGCTCCATTGGTGATGGTCACCCCTGTTCCAGCTGTCAATGTGGCAAGAACAGGATCTGCTCCTGTAGAGCCAATAGGAAGCTGCCCATTGGTGGCGACGCCCAAGTTATTAATAGTATGAGTATTTGCTCCGCCGAGAAGAAGAGAGTGCTGAGTTACGGCGTTTCCGTTAAAAGTTCCCGCTCCGTCATAGCCTACTACTCCGGCTGCGCTTAAATTGATTGCGTTGTTAGTCACCATAAAAATTTTCCTCTTTTATACAACCGTTGGATTGCCCATGCTCGACAGCACGTTCCATCGTAAGTTTGTTACACTGCACACCATGCGCACTGAGTCTCCTTGAGCGGTTGAAGTCAAACTTCCCCCCACTCCAGAGGTCGTGGTAGCGTTTCCTAGCTTTATGCTTTGCCCAGCTCCCTGGGTAATTGTCCATCCTGTAGACCCATCTAAAGTCACTTCAATGATGTCTCCCACATTCGATGTTGCAGGTAGAGATAGGGATAAAGTTCCCCCTCCCGTGCAGATATAGCCCATGTTTGATACTAAGGCCGTATTAGCGGAGATCTTGTTCCAGGTAGGAAGGCCTGTTGCCGATATCGTTAAAGTATTAGTGCCAGGATTGCCAGTAACACTAATATCGCCAGAGCCAACGAGAAAAATAATGTTGGATGCATTAGGCGGTACCGCACCTCCCATATTGCCTTCAATGAAGTCAATGACACCTGGCGCGCTTGCAATATTGACTTCACCGGCCTGACTCATGGGATGCTATCTCCCGTAGTAGACGCTTATGTAGAAAAGACCTGTTCCAGAGCTTCCTAAGGCGTAAAACTGGGTGCCGATTTGGATTTCTATGTATTGGGCATTCTCTTTTGCCCCGGAGACGTCGATGAGAACAAAAGAGTTAGCTGGCAGCACTTCATGGGCATTAACACCATCCCAGGAGAGCGTGACCGCCACATTAGAAAGGTTGGTGAACTTTACAATCCTCGCTCCATGAGTAAGTGGCGTTCCAACTGTCTGATAGCTGCCGGTGAAAGTAGAAGAATCGATGCTCCGTATTGGATCTGGGAGTAATACTGTTGAGAGAGCCGGCATGTTTACTCCTTAGTTGACAATGAACCATGCAATCGTTGATGTGTCTGTAGCTTGCGATGCTGTAATTACAAAGCTCGTACTTGCGGTTTTTGCACTAACGCATAAAGCCGAAGGAACGATCACCGTTCCCAGTGCTTGACAAGTCAGAAAGATCATGGAGTTGGCTGTAACGGCTGTCGTTGCAACTGTTGCCGTTCCTGATGCCAAAGCCACTGTTCCGAAGGAATTAGCTCCGGCAGCTGTTGTAGATCCAACAGACGTGCTATTTAATTTGTTTCCGGCTGTACCAAGGACAACGTTTCCATTGGCTGCTGTGATATTGCCTAATGTGGCTGTAAGACTGGTCGTAGCGGTGATGGAGCCTGGAGCTGTAAATGCAGAAGGGATGCTCAGTGTTACAGTAGAACCAGAACCCGCCGTCGTGATTTGATTGGCTGTACCCGCAATCTTAATGTTGCCGGCAGCTGGTGTTGCGGTCCCACTATCCCCAGTCAAAGTGGATACTTCAGTAGAACCACCGCCAGATGACACCCAGTTAGCTGTAGTAGTATTTCCGGAATTTGAGAAAGAGGTCAGAAAATATACTGCATTACCTACAGTATCAACCCATTCTGTACCCACCGCGTAGAGAATATCAGTAGTAGCCGGCGCCCTTACATCGAGGTGAATCAAGTGCTGAGGATTTGAGCCTACGGCGACAGCGTAGTTATTAGAGCCTGGTTGGAACTGCATAAAAACTCCTTATCTATCAAATTAAAATTTACCCTATAAGTATTTTTGTGCGCTACAAGGGTTCAAATAATTTTTAGGATACAAAATTAAGAAAGGCTTTGGTATTATTCATGGAGAAAAGGGGCTGAATCATGACTATTCTTGAAATCGTGCAACTTGTAATAGGTTCCGGCGGGCTTTTAGGACTTTTAGGGACTGTTTTTTTTCTTGTATTTAGAACAGGAAAAATAGTCGAAAAAATAAACTTCATCGGTAAAGAAGTCTCTGATTTAAGAGGAGAAATGAAATCCGACATGTCAAGCTTGAGAAGCGAATTGAAGTCAGATGTGTCAACGTTAAGAGCAGAGATGAAGTCCGATATTTTAATGCTAAAAAACGAATTAAAGTCTGAAATCTCTCAAGTCGGAGGAGAACTCCTTATCTTTAAAAAAGAAGTCAAAGAAGAATTCGAAAAGCTTCACGTTGACGTTTCCGATATCAAAGAAAGAGTAACTTTTATGGAAGCCTTTATATTCTTTTCAGAGTTTACAACTGAAGGGAACAATGCTAGGAGCGATGCGGCGAAAAAGATGTGGGAGCGCAGGAAAATGAAGAAAGTGGAGATTAAGGGGAAATAATGGAATGGTTTAAAAAACACGCAGATACAGTGATGATCTTAGGTGGAATCTTGGGCGCTATGATTTGGATGAATGGAAAATTTAATGATTTAGACCGAAGACTCGTTAGGATTGAAACGATTTTAATTATGAAAGGAATCATGCCAGAAAATTTAGCTATTAATAAACCAGAAAATCCATGACAGACGCTCTGTTTTTTGACACTGAAGAATACTTATCTGTAAAACTAGAAAGAGATCCAACTTATGAGGAAGTTATAGATTATTTAAATTCCATATACAAGGAGAATAATTATGAACGAAAATTGTTACACAAAAAAAACAAAATCCAGGATGTTTTTTGAGCACTGGTGCGTATGCATGGCGCTCCTGCTATTTGTTGCGTGTCTAATTGGAGGAATCAGCTTTGCATTTGGCGGACTTCATCCAATCATTGAACTGATGGTTACAATTATTGCATATCCAATAGGGATCTATGGAGCAGCCTGTTTTATTGGTTCAATAATAAGTGATTAACCAATGGAAAAACCGAAAATATCCACAAATTAAAGGTAGACTCATTAGAAAAGAACAAATAGGACAGAATTAGTCCCTTTTAGATCTTAGCCCTTCGGCCATATTCACAACCCTTTTTGCTTTAGCCGAACCATATTCCTTTTGCATGTTAGCAACATACTTGTTCCATTCGCTTGGATTGCCCTGATGCTTGACAAGTTCCTTGGCCTGAATTTTATCAAAAATATTATGGACAAGTTTTCTTCCTTTAGTCGCCGTTCCAGCAGTGCCAACACCTACAACCATCGCTAAAGCTCTCCAAGTACCTGCATCCAGATTTGCCTTAAAGACTTCTTCCATCAATCCTTCGACAAGCCCGGCTACAAATCCCCCTCCGGTATAAACCGCGACGCGCTTCAATCTTTTTAAAAGTTTATTTTCTGTATTTGGGTTCACCGTTCCAGACTTCACTTTTTCATCAATCGCTTTTATTTCCTCTTTAGTCGTCTTCCAAGCTTCCATCAGCTTGCTTTCCGGCTTTCCCGTCTCTTTTGTAGCTTCTTGAATATTTTCTTTTGTAGGAGACTCCGCCACCTTTTTTCCAGCATTCGAATCCTTTAGCCTTTTTTGAGCAACCTGATGAGTCTTAAACTCTTCTTTTCCTTTGACCTTGATCTGTTTAAATAAATCTCCCTTAAAGAGAGCGTTGTCTTTTCTTAAAGAATTTATTTGCGTCTTGTAAAATGCGCCAGAGGGCCGTTCGAGCGCCCTCATCGCCTTGATATTATCTGTTTGGTTGACGATATCAGCTTCTAGGCGCTTTATTCTATTTCCAAGTCTATTAATCAATTCTCTATTTGTTTCGATTTTTCGTTTAGAAGCAACATCAGCCTCGCCTTTTAATTGACTTATTTCATCACGAGCCTTTTTCATGGCTGCCTTATATCCATCCAAATACTTCTGCTTCATTTTTATAAAAGTATCAGGCCGAATCTCCCCGGGAAGCTCTCCCCTCTCTATCAATTTTTTGGCTCTATCGAGATATTCTTTGTCCAGTTCAAGTTGCCTAGCGACAGCCTTTTCGGTCTTTTCTGTCGGGTTTAGAATCCCATCCTCAAACTCTTTAATGCTTTTTTGAATCTGAGCGCTTATCTCTGCTTCACTAGGACGTGGTCTTCCATATTTCATTTCATACTGAATATCTTTTAATCTTTCAGTTGTCTCGTTTAGCTTTTTAACTTGATAGTCTCGCAATACGCCGATCCTGTCCGTTGCTTCTCCAGAAGACTTCCTTAAAGCCTGCTCCATTCTGACAAGCTCTTCTCTTTGGCCTCTAAGCTCATTATATAAACGAGACTCCTCAGGAGCCAATCTCTCTCTGGTTTCTCTTTCCCTGGCCAATGTCTCAGGACGTTTAGATGCCTCTTTTCCTAGCTCTCTTGCGCGAATATTTTGATATTCTTCCAGAGGACTTTCGGGAAGTTTGGCGCCAAATACTTCTCTTTCCTTTGCCGCCTGTTTCACATCGAACACTTTTTTATCGACTGATTCGACCTTAGAAGCGATGGACTTTTCTGTGTCTGTTAATACCGACTTGATTTTTGCAGCTTCACTTGCATCACCGGCAGCCGCTTTTTCTAAATCAGCGCCAGATTTTACTGCGGCCTCTTGAAGAACTTTTTCCTGTGGCTGTCCTGTTTTACTAGCCACTTTTTCAGATTTAGAAAAGACCTCTTTTAAAGCGGGAAATTTGGCCCTATGAGCTAAAATCATAGTAACAATGCCCGCGGCTTCTTGAACAGATTCGGGAAGCCCCGCTGATTCAGCCGCCTCTACAGCGTACTCTCCAGCAAGACCAGCAACGCCTAATGGGTAACCTTGTGCTATTCTTTCTACCGCATTTGTAGGAGCGCCTTTTCCCTCTGTTGCCTCATCATAGTAATCTAAGAGACTTTTGAAATTTCCCCTTCCTAAATAATTGCCTCGTTTGGCCAGTTGCAAAGGAAAATCAGCAACACCGACAAGAGGACGAATGCCCTTCTTAATCCCAGTCTTTATATCTTCTCCCAATCCCTCCGGAGACACTATGCCCAATTTTTCCGCTAATCCAGGTGTACGTTTAAATCCATGTTTTTCAGCAAAACCAGGCTCCTTTTCCTGGGAAGTTTTCGCAGAAGACAATATGTCATTATAGGCGACCTTTACGGCTTCAGAAGGCTCTAATCCCTGTTCCAGATAGTTATGGGCCCCCGTTTCTAGAGCTTCGATCATTTGAGGGTCAAATGCTTTATTTTTATCGTATAAAGATAAAAAGGACTTTACTTCTGGCCTTATCTTTCCAATCTTTTTTTGTAGAGCAAGTTGATCTTTAAATTTTTGTTTTTGAACTTGTGAATAGAGATTCATTCCCTGTTGCAACCCAGAGGTTAGGCCAGCTCCTAATTGTTTTGAAAACAACTCTCCAAATGACGGCTCTCTGTCTAAAATCTGAACCATAAAGCTTCCTTATTTAAAGTAGTCCAGCCCATTTTCCCAATCCCAATCCGCCAAAAAGTCCTCCAGCCTGACCAAGGGCTGGAGCTGCTGTTCCTCCAAGAAATTGTTGCCAAAACGGCATTTTCTTCTGAGTTAAAAATCTTTCCGATGGTCTCTGGCCTAACAACTGACCACTTAGACCAATAAGATCTTGAATTGCTTGGGTTTGCAGTCCCATACGCTGAGACTGAAGCTGTTGAGCAAAGTCACTTGTCGCCTGATTCATGGTGTTTTGGAAGCCACTGCTATTTCTAGCGCCCGTTCCGAACCCACTGAATCTAGAAGCCAAGCCGCCTTGCAATTCACCAAACTGCCTCAACGCCGGAGCCTCTAGCTGATTAAAATTGCCCTGGTCCCCACCAGCAAGCCTAGACAAAAAGCTTCCCGGACCCACATGCCCAAACAAGCTCTGAAACAGCTGCATCTGTTCTGGAGTGAATTGGGAAAGCTGACCTTTCCTGTAACCCTTTGGGACAATATCTCTTGCCCCCGTCATTTTACTGCCAATATTGGCCCCCGTTGCTAGCATCGACATAATCACTCCATTTGTATGACAGGCAATGTTTGTTTTTTCTTTGAATAACAACGCTCGCATTGAGGAATCTCTGGGGTCGTAGCCATCCACAATTCATGAACTATGACATTTCCTCCGCATTTAGAGCATGACCCAACTATAATCTTTCCATTGGTTATATTATCAGAAGTGCTTGTCGGAATCCCTGGAGCCGGATTAGAATAAAACATTAAATTTACCTCATTTGATTTAAGAATATCATTTTAAATTAATTTATACTACATGAGCGGGAAGTTCGATTGTTTTAAGTGCCATCACAAATGCAAAGCTGCATGCTGCGGTGTATCTCCCATAGAAAAAGAGATCTATCAAAGAAATTTGGATAAAAGGTTACGCCCAGTGATAAAAGAGAGCGACATGGAGCCGTGTGTCATTCCGATGACAGAGGATTCAAAATGCACCTTTCTTAAGGAAAATTTTACTTGCAACATTTACGACGATAGACCAACTTTGTGTAAAAAATTTGGTGACGAAACTCATGCAATGATGACTTGCCTCTTTCAAGACAAAAACGGAAGAGAGCGCTCTAGACAGGAGAGAAGAAGCCTAGAGAGAAAATTGGACAATTCACAGACCCATGCTATTGAACGGCTATTAAACATTTTTCCGAGTTAACGGGTGCTAAAAAATGAGCACATTAAAACAGCAGCTTGATAATTTTCTAGCAGAGGAGCGCTTTTTAGAAGGGTTTGGTAACGAGAAATTTTACGAAATTAGCAAAAAAGCTAAAATAGGATCTTTACAATTCCTAAGGTATTTAAAATCAGAGCTTAAGAAGAAAAAGCACAAATGCTTCCCTGAACCATAATGGGTATTATCAGACCATATAGGAGTTTATGGAAAAAAAAGAATTAGCCGTCGGCGACATTGTTCAATTAAGGCCCGATCATAAATTTGGAGGAATGCTCGTTGTTGTAACCGAACCAAAAGCCTTTGGATGTCAGGGATATCTTATGAGCCAGTTTAATTTTGACGGGGCTGTCAGATTTCAAGGCGTGGCATATGTGAGGCCTGAATTTGAAGATTTTGAATACGTCGGTCGCATGCATTGGGTCTGGGAGCCTAAAAATGAAGATCAATAAAAAAGAAGATCCTAAAATTGTCAGTTTTCATAAAAAAATTAAAGCAGTCCTTTCAGAAGCTGATATTATGTCTCTATTTTCTACTCTACTGGGAGCCGCCGACAATGTTGCTAAGTATATAATTGAAAAAGAGAAAGGAAACTTCGTGTGCTTGCCATATCAATGTAAATATGGACTCCTACATATTCACCAAATCTTAAGACTGTTTGGCTCGATCTTTAACGGCGAAATAACCAATCGACAATTTGAAATTGGCGGATTTTTCCCAGCGGGGGGAGAAGCGTGGAAAGGCGAAGGTGATTTTGAGAAAAGATTCGTTTTAATGGTTCGTCTTTTTTATAAACATTTGACAGAGCAAGGTAAAATCAAACCTGACTCACCCATTCAAGATTGACGGTAATTTATGAATAAAGAAGACAGGCTGTCTCAAATTAAAGAATGTTCCGATGAAATTATGAACCTGATTAGAGAAAAAAGAATAGGTCTCCCACTTGCTTTAACAGCTCTATGCGAAATAATTTGTTCAATGGCGGCCGAAGCCTCAGACGAAAAAAATTTCGATGATCTTTTAGGTTATTTAAAGAGATTACATGATTGCAAAAGAAAAATCAAACCTGACTCACCCACTCAAGATTAATGTATCCATGCGTAATAGATGGCGCTCCAGCACCAGAAAGCACTACAATATTTGTAGATGTCACATAGAATGACACTTGGGCTGCAATCGCTGTACTACCCACGTAAATAGCACCATACCAATTTGTCCCATCGGTAAAGCTTCCATAAGAGTTTGGAGAGATAAACGAAACAGACGTCCAACTAATACCATGTGCAATATTGCCAGAGGCGGTAAAAGTGTAAATCTGTCGTAGAGATTGCTGCTTCTCTATACTACCTTGTAAAAACCACTGATCTCCAGTTACTGCGGCTTTGTTAAGCGGATAGATTCCAATGGTCCTTGCATTTACCTTTTGGGCTGTATCGCTGTAGGCTCTATCCACCTCAATGGACAAAGCTTGCGCATTGGATGTTGGAAAGTTTCTCTGAACTCTAAGATAAGGTGCCTGTTGAAGAATGCTCGACATCTTAAGCCAATAGTTGTGATGGTTGCACATCTAAGATAAAGCCATGAAGCTCTATCTCCACAAACTGGTTACTAAGTGTTGTATCTCGCATCTGTGCATCAGAAAGAGTAAAGCCAATCTGAACGGTATCTCCGATAAGAGAAGTATTCATGCGGTGCCAGATCTGTTGTTGTTGCGACCCGGTGACCATTTGCAGGTTGATATTAGCCGGAGTAAGCCCTAGATTCGTAGATTCAGGGCAAGTATAGACAATGGTACTGTAGATCAGTGAGTTGTTGGTTACATCATCAGAAGGGACTATCGGCCCAAAGTTGTATGGGCTCTCATCGTTCATGCTCAAGAAAATCAACAAAGTGATTTGCCCATTGGGAGTAGTAGACAATAAGTACTGCTGATTCCCGATTCTTGTTTTTCTTGCATCGTCCCATCCCACCGGAAATTGTTTAGTCTGGATATAAGGAACATACATACGCTGGATCGTTCCTCCACCAACATAGGTTCCAGTCGGAGTGGAAGAGCCTTCTAGAACAAAGGTGTTAGTCGTTGCTTCCCCTACGGAATAGATGTTTCCGTTTACTCCTGTGACACCAATAGTTCCAGTTATGATGATATAATCACCATTGTTCAAGCAGTGATTGGGAGATGTGACTGTTGTACCGATTATATTTTGTATATACAGAGACGAAGACTCCGCTGTGCCTCTATCTCTAAAGACAATAAAGCCCTGTTGATTGCCGGCTATAACATCGGGCTGAAGCAGCGTAGAGGATCCAGATGCCCACGGTTCATTCCAAGACTCCCAAGTAGGGAATCTATTGCCTATCGTTGCCCAGCTAGAGTCCTGAGTGATTCGAAATTGCCCATAGGTTGTATAGCACTCGTCAAATATGGCCCAGGAATCTTCTCTATAGTTATATTGCAGAGTTTGATTTGGAAATTTATATATAACTGGGTCATCTTCATTTATTAAATATGTGAAATAAATCCATTCATTAATAAAGTCGCGTTGAGAGCATATTCTCTGCGTACCGTTATTTTGCAAATCAAACTCAAAGACCTGGTCGGGAAATTGCAAGTCTGCGCGTTCAGCTGCAACTTGAGATGACAGAATTATTCCATTGGGGCCAATGTCCAACTTGCCTCTATCCAAAGTAATCACCGAAAATGTAGAAGTAGAGCCTAATTCCGAGTTGATAGAGAAAAAGTTAAAAGGCAATATGTCATTGCCTGTATAAATTAAACGCGTTTGCTTATTGGTAAATCCTATAAGTATTGCATCTTCATTGGAAGCAGCTGTATTAATAGGTTGATCGTATCCTGCGGAAATAAAACCACCGTAACCCGTTTGATCCTCAAAGTAAGCATTGGCCGTTGCCGTTTGGTTGATAGGGACAAGAATCGGATTGAATACTGTAGTAGACGCGCTTACGTCGCCTGTAAATGAAGCGGTGTAATACGGTGTGCCATTTTGGCTGTAAATGATTGTATCTTGAAGGTAAAATGGACCTGAACTTGAGGACTGAATGACTGGTCCCAAAAACAATAATCTGTCTTTAAAGGGAACAATCATTCTCGCACCTACCAAATAGTAAATTGCAGCAGGCTCATCTCCAATACTGAAAGCACTCCTCGACAGCGGAGGCATGAAGTTCACCCATCCTAAATTCCCATTTAGAACAGGCGCTGTTGGGTTTCCATTGGTAGGGTCGCCATCGTACCACCTGATGCAGTCCAGTGTTGTATTGGATCGATTGGTGAGATATTGAGCAATTCCACCTGTCCCATTGGTTGCAATCGTTGCATTTGGAAATTCTACTACAACATTATTAGCATCAGTGACAGTGATGACATATCCGGTTTGCCAGTTTATTCCGGTAGTCGTCGTCACTTCATTGATAAAAAGAAAATCGCCTACAACGAGTCCGTGACCTGTGATTTGTAAAGAAGCGATAGCTGGCGGTCCTCCAGAGGTAACAGTGATGGAAACAATAGGTTTAAATTGCATGCCTATATTTTCAGTACTAAATGGAACATTAATGCCGTTCGTCGCCCAAAACGCACCTTGATAATTGACAGTCCAGAATTGTTGATAATCCTGACCGTTCCAAGAAGTAGGCGTCACTACACTTTTATGGACATAGCTCGGATAAGTTCCAGTAGGAGGATTCTTATAGAAACTCACATCGTAAATCGCATAGGGACTAAGAGTTAAAATGTTATAAGCATAGACTGTGTCAAAAGCAATTGTTCCAGGAAAAGCTTCCGCTGCGCTTATCCAATCCTCCAGGCCCATAACCGGCAGATCAGGATAATAAAGAAAGGCAACCGTAGAAATAGTGTCGCCCGCAGCGCCCACGCCAAGGGAAATAGCTCCTGTGGCATAGTTGATCGTTCCTGACGGAGTAAGCGTTCCGTTTTCCGCGGGATCAGTATAAGTGATACTTGCAGTTGTATCGGTGAAGGTGACGGTCCCAGGAACTATATTTCCATTTGCCTGAAGAGAAAAAGCGGTAAGCAAATTTCCATTTCCAGAACCATCTAACGTAAAGGAAGAAGTAGACCCATAAGAGGTGGAAGCGGAATTAAAAAAGCGAGTCAGTCTTCCAAGGAAAGAAGTGCCTCTTTTTCTCTTGATACGTCCACGCCACTGATATGCATTGATAAGAACGGGGAAAGAATCATTGTCGATGTTGAACGCCAGCTTGTCTGTTCGTATACCCTTTTCAATAGGTCTGACAACCAATTTAACCATGGTCAGTTACCTATGGCTATATAGTAATATCCCGTGGCTCCAGAACCAGAAGTTCTTGTCACTGTAAAGTTTGTACGAGAAAGAGCAGAAACAACGAAGCCACCCGTGTAAGGAGTGGCAGAGCCTGTTACAACCATACTAAAAGCGTTGTGAGGGAAAGCGGTTGGAAATGCTACCGATGATCCAGTTGTAGACGCAGATCCCCATTGTATGATTATCCCTGCAAATACGAGAACCACTCCATTAGGAGATGCTATATTGGCGAAATTCTGAGAGTTTATAAATGCTAACTGGGGATGAGAAAATGCATCGTTGACGGTGTACAAAATAGAGGTTGGATCGCTAGGGACCGATTGAGCACCAATATTGTTAAAAGTGACTTGATTGTGCTGCCCACTTCCAGTTGTATTAAAAGGCACATGATCAACAGCCACATATGTCGCAATGCTGTTAGTATTGGTCAACATATTCGGTTGGTCCACGGAAGGATTATGCGTGGAAAATGGGATGTTAAGATTATAAGGAATGCTCATGTTGACCCCTGACCAATATTGTTGTAATTGCTCTGACCTTGCAGATCGCTAAAGATCGTGCCGGTTCTGGTTGCGGTAAACTGTCTTTGGCTTCTCTTCCATACCAACGTCTCTTGTTCTCTGAATAGAGGCTCATAGAACTGAAACTGCTCTATATCTCCGGTATCGGAAAGAATCTTTCTCGCAGCCCCACGAGCGATATACTCGGACATATATCCAAAAGGAATCGCATCTCCGCTGATTAAAAATGCGGCTGGAGTCAAGTAAGCATTAAGTTCAATAAGATAGGGAACATCAGGAGGAGGACGCAGGGTTAGACAGTTATTGTAGAAAAGAATAGCCCTTGGCAATCCCTGTTGGAAAAAATAACATTGAGCTTGAATTGGAGCACCTTCCGGAATTGCAGTGGGGAAAGTGACATTGGCTGATCCAGTATTGTAATTTATAGTGTTAGAAGTTGTAGAATACCCGCCCACAAGAGCTGTATTGCCCAAAGGCGCAAGACCAGGAGACATAAGTAACCCATAAAGGTCTCCATCGGTATTGTTAGAAAGAAACTGGCCGCTGTCTGCAACTACAATGTTTTGCCCATTCTCCCCCGTTGCAGTAAAGTAAACAGCCGAATAAACGCTAGTTGTTGGGATTGTCGTTATAAAGTTAGAGCTAGGGCCAATAGGGACAAGCGGAGGATCTTGGTTATTGCCAGTAGCGATGATCCCCGTAATATCGATATGGCCCGGAATCGCAGGGAAAAATGGCAGCGTCAAGGTATATGGTCCGGCAGTTCCATTACCAACCCCAGAAACCGGCAAAAACTGCAGATAATTGGGCCACAAGCTCCAAAAAGGATCGCGCTGAGTATAAAAAGGGACCTGAATACCATTGGCGTAGCAGGCTTGCATGAACCCTTGATAAACAGGAAACATGCCGATATCTTGCAATCCCGGCTGCACCTGCACGCTGTAAAGCGGCATATTGTAGTCTGCGATCCCTGGAGTAGTTTGGAATTGGTATTTGGTCTTTAAATCGAAGACTTGTATTCTCGCGTCTACATCCAATAGCCAGAAGCGATTGATGTAATCTATGATCAGATTGTCCGTAATCTGGGCATTGGAAGGGCTTTTAATGAGCCTGCGGACATATGTGATAATATCGCTGAGAAGGTTCAAGAAACACCTATATAGTCAAATCAAAATTTAACTTATACGGGCATTCTGATGCTACTCAACCATTAGGAAATTCCGAATAGTTGCCTCTTGAGAAAAACAGCCAAGACTGTTAATCTTCTTGTCTTATGAAAGAAGCTATAAAGGGTAAGGGGGCAGTTGGGGTTGCGATTTCTTATTATTCGTTAAGAGGAATAGTAAGTATTCCTTTGGAACCTTGCGCATATAATCTTTTGTATGATGACCATATGAATATTTATAAAATTAAAGTGATCTCATGTTCTTATAAAACCCCTTACGGAATTTATTCCGCATCTATAAGAACAATGGGAGGGAATATGCCTCACATGAAAGTTAAGGAATTTGATCCAATGTCTTGCGATTATGTTTTTATTGTCACCGATAAATTAGATCTATTTTCTATACCGGCAAGAGAAATACAATCTAAAAGACAAATTTCTCTCAACGCGTATGAGAAATTTAAAGTTGCTTTGGGGTTATAGTCCCGTACGGATCGGGGATTGACTGTAAATCAATTGTCGTTAGACCGTCTTAGTTCAATTCTAAGTAGCCCCATTATTCCGGATTAGCTCAGCGGTAGAGCAGTAGCCTGTTAAGCTATTGGTCGTAGGTTCGACCCCTACATCCGGAGATGTCTACTAGAACCCGCTAGCTCCCATAAACACCGATTTCTTTTCACTCACTGGATGAGCATCCAGTCTCTGTTTGGTTATGTCGGCGACCATAGAACCATAAATCGTTCCAACAACCCCCTGCTCAACCGGCCGATCTTCCATGACTAACCGATGATAAGTGCATCTCTTAAGCTGCTCAGCCAAATATCTAGGGCCACACACAGCCTTATTGGTTGGAATCTCCCATTCCTCGGCAGACATTCCTGGAAAAGGTTTTGTCCACGCGTTTATGGTTTCCCCAATAACTTCATTGTTCTCAGCTATGAAGTTCACCCGCTCCGAGGCGAAATTAAAATCCTCTCTAAAATTTTCGTTAAACTTCTCTTTGGAGCCGATCTGTCTTTTCGGCTTGAGAAACAGCGGCTTTGTTTTAGAAAGCTCCCTAGAGGAGAGGCGCGTTTGCGGTTCCGTCTCTTCCTTAGGCGCCGCATTCATGCGATCAAAAGTTAAGTTATCGACGCTCTCTTTAAATTGATCAAAGTCCTTTTGAGCCTTGTCTAAATCCTTTTGTGTTGAAGAAGGGAGCTCTTTCTGCTTTTCTGACATATTCACCTATAAAGATTAAAATTGAATCTTTACAAGGGAATAGCACTAAAGAAATTATTTACGCTACTGAGCCAAACAGTGAAGGATTATTTACGTCTTTACAAGATACGAGCCATTGTCGCATTGTCTATGCTACCAAAAAAACCAGGAGTAAATTATGTCACTTGCAATACAACAAAGCCGCCCCTACATGTTAGCTGCAGAAATAGACTCTTTGAAGGGAGGCGAGCTTTGCAATTCCTTAAAGAAAATGGACGAGAAAGAAGTTCAAAAGCTGAACGAGGAAGAAACTCGTTATAAAACTGCTATCGAAACAATTCATAACAACAATTCTATTACTAGGAATATTGGATGGACGATGACAGCGATAGGTGTCGGTCTTTTTTCTGCTGCCCTATTTTCGTCAGGTGAAGCGAAATATAACGGTATTTTTTTGGGTACAACAACATCAGGTTTTGGCCTGGTTATGGGAGGCGGTATCACTATAGCAACTGCAGGAGATCTTGAGAAAAAAGAATCTCAAAAATTAGAACACGAGATTTTAGACAATAGAATCCTTCGCCTTATGAGTAAGAACGAAACCATCTCCTTTGCTTTACAAAATTGCCAAGATGAAGAAGAAAAGACCCAGCTCACTGAGTGTAAAAACTACTTTGAGCTAAAGCGCGTAGAGCTGCTTTCAAATAAGACGAACAACGTTAACTTAAACGTACGCCGAGTCTAACTCTCGCTAAAGGGGAGAAATGTCTATGAAAGCGCCTGGAATATAGGTGCCCGTCGACTTTCTTCCCTGAGAATTGATTGTCCCCGTGTTTACATCGCCTACGGCTACGATTTGAGGTTGGGTAGTACCAGAGGTTGGGTTAGCAACGAACACGTCAAAAAAGGTGGAATCTATGCCGACTATGACTTGATTGGCTGCCGGGATATTAACAACGAAGCCAGTCTGCTCGTTGAGTTGCCTTTCGCCATAAAGTTGAGAGATTAAGAACCGCACCTCTTGCCCTACAAGGTAGTTATGATTAACCGTAGTGGTCACTAAAGTGGTCAGCCCATTGCTTATGCCCGCTATATTGAATGTGGATGGTAGATAATACTGCGGATTGATTGGAGGATTTGATTCTGGCGCGATCGGCCCGTATATAAGCGGCGGATTATATCCCATAAAAGTGTCCGATAAGCGTTTTTATTAACGGGGGAAAACCAGGGGTGCGAATCCCCTGGCTGCCCGCGCCCACAGCTTTACCCGTCGGACTTGTGGAGGCTTATCTAGAATCCTTCCACCATTATCACATTAACTACCTATATCCCAGTAGAACGCTTCCCAGATATATTGGCTAGAAGCCGTTAAGAGCAATGCACTGGTATTAGCTGTGCCTGTTCCTAAGCCTATAACAAAGCCCTGAGAAGTATTGTTTACAAAAGCCCCGCTGATAGCAGGTCCGTTAATAGTCGGAACGCCTCCCGAAAACGTTGGGAAAGATGGTGAGGGGTATAGAGCCCCGCCACTATATGCAGTTCCACCACTATTTACGTCACCCACAGCGACGACTTGTGGTAAACTCTGTCCTACCATTTGCGCAACAGTTTCATTGGTGTTGAATGCAGTGAACCCGGTTGAGTTCAATGCGACCGCAAATGCGTTATTACTCAACACTTGTGTTACATAATAATACACCGGAGATCCAGGAATACTATTATTTGGCAGCTCGTTTAGTTGAGTAGTTCCATAAGCAGAAGGGATTCTAAATCCCACCTCTTGACCCACAACATAGTTATGATTGTTGGTCGTGCTTATCCATGTTTGACCCGCTGGCACCGTTGCTGGCGACGTCGGGAAAAATGTGCTTCCTGAAGTTGAAGCCCCAGTAAACAACATGGCATTAATGAAGTTATATCCAGGCAAATACAACCATGGATACAACACCTGTCTAACATAAGCACCAGCGGGAGACCCGCTAAGAGCCGTATAGTTAGTTTGGTTGGAGTTCCATAGGACTGTAAACGTCGTAGAACTTCCTACTGCGGTTACTACAAATGGCATAAGAGACATTTGTTGCATGCCCGTTGTAGCGGACTGGAAGAGACCTTCCAATATCACTACCTGTCCTACAGAAAGACCGTGTGCGCTTGCTGTAGTGACAACAGTTGGATTTGCTTTGGCTATACTTGCAATCTGAATCTGTGGTCCATATTGCAGAGCAACACCAGCAGAGAAAGTACTGATTCCCAAGGTTCCTACATAGTCGGCGGCAGTCGTCCAAGGGGCAGACGCAGCTCCTACGTATTCAATGAGGGCAGAACCTTGTACCATATTTACGTCCCAGAAAGCTTCTGTTACTGCATTGGTAGCAGGAGCAGAAGAAGCTGTTACGTTGTACAACTTCACCGTTTGTGGTTGAAATGGAAGATTTACAACTTGAGCAACAGGTGTCGCCGCTGTAGTAAAAGTTCCCGATGCTAATCTTGAATATTCGGCCATAAATACCTCCTTATGGTCCCGCGCTAGACGCAAGTCTAGTGCTGAGAAGGTTTCGAATAGCCGTATCCTGAGTAATAGCCTGAGCCTGCGCAAACTTAACGGCAATTGTTGCGTTTTGCGCGAGCATCCCTGAATAGTAAGGGTCACGATAAATCAGGTTCATGGAATAACCATCCTGGTTTATGTGAGTGACCGCTTGTTTACCAACAACAGTATTGTAGTAAACATCATTACCATTTTTGGAAGAGGCTCTTGCCACTGGAGCTTCAGAAGAAGTTAGGATACGTATGTTGAATACAGATCCGTATTCTGAGGGCAACGCAGTAGCGTTTGTAGGATAGTTCCATTGAGATAGGAATCCAGCGCCTGTAAGACCATCGAAGTCTGTTTGCAGTTCCGTGCTAGAAAGCATGAAATATGCAGAACGGACAGGGCCGGTTCCGAATCTATCCATACCCTCGATACCGCTCATAAATTTATAAGCGTTATTAGTATCAAGAGTAGTTGCGACTAAGCTAAAGTCAGAGACACCCAAATTGGTTGGGTTGTCCAATCTGTTACTTTATTGACCTATCATTATGATAGGCGAGGAAGCCTATGGCACTTCCCTCACGATATTACTACCGTGTTCCGAGCACCGCATCAGCTCTATTTCTTTGGAGGCTTCATCATCCGCCCTCTTGCATTTTTCACACAATTTGACTGGATTTCCTTCTACATCAACAGAAGTAGTCAAATGAAGAGTGGCAAATTTATCACACCAAAAACAAGAACTGTCTTCTCGCTTGCTACTGTCAGGCTGAATACGGTTAAAAGAATAAGGCTCAATCGGATTGCTACCTTTTCTCTCATCAAATTCCTTTTGAGACATTTTAGTCATAAAATGCTCAACAGAATCTTTATCCATAATCTTGCCCCTTGTTGTCGCCGTCTTTACGCTGCGAGTTCCAAGTCTATCAGAGAAGATTTTACAACGGCAACATGTCTACCGTTGGACCCACCACCAGCATTAATTTGGCTAGCAGCTGATACAATATAGTCGCGGAGGATCAAGTCCTCAGCTTGGCGCATAGCAACAGCTAAACGCTCAGAGACCCAGGCTAAGACGCCTTCTTGGTCTTGGAGTATCACCTGTTCATTGATGATACATCCTGTACCGAAAAAAGCCATCTGCGCATCTATGATGTCCCTTTGGGGCACCTGCGCGGGTGGGTCAATACCAGAGTTCCCCAACTGTATCGTAGGAGGAACCAAGGCTCTTGGTCTCATAAAACGGCAAGTAGTACCACCATTTGCAGGCATACTGACCTTGTCGCAGACCAAGATATAGTTCATTGTGGGAGTAGGCACGTAAAGCATCGCAGGAGCCAAGCTCTGCAAGATCATCGGGCCTAGATTCCCAGTAGTTGTAATTGACATTTCTTACCTCGTTGTCAATTAAACCTGTGAAAATGCAGATCCGTGGACGGAAGCGTACTACGTCCGTTTTCTTACATTCCATTGGCCGGAGCGAATCAACCTATACGCTGAGATTGCATATAACGCTATGCTGGCGTATAATTGTGTGTATCAAAAGATTAATTTAGGCTGCAACTATGGAATGGACACAATTTATTATCATGTTTCTAGGAATGCTTGGTCTATTTGCCTGGAACAGAGCGGAGTCTAGAAGCGACACTCGTCATATGGACAATAAACTTGATGCTATGCGAGAACTAACATATGCAATTCATTCAGAGATGAAAGACTTTCATAATAGGCTTTGTGCTATTGAAGAAAGGAATAAAAAATAAGGAAAAGATCTATGAAGGATGATGAAGTAAGTAGTTTCATTTGGCTTGGATTTATAGCATTTGTTTCAATTTGCGTTATTTGTACTATTATTTGGGGATTTTGTGCCATCGGCAGGGTTTATAGCGTTTGGGCGCAAGGAAAAGAAGGAGAAGCGGAGCTGGCTAGAGCTGAATCTAATCGTCGCATTAAAATCTTAGAGGCCAAGGCGGCAGAAGAATCCTCTAAATACCTATCGGCTGCCGAAGTAGTAAGAGCCAAAGGAGTCGCGGAAGCCAATAAAATCATTGGCCAGTCTCTTCACAATAACGAAGGATATCTCAGATATCTCTGGATTCACAATCTGGAAAACACAAAAAATCAAATCATTTACGTTCCCACTGAAGCGGGATTGCCAATACTAGAAGCTGGCAAAAGATGAAGTTGGATGTTCATTTTAAAAATGGTGAAATATTAGTATTTCACGACAGACCAGAAACGTGCAAAGAAATGGATGACAGGTACAAAAGTGCGCTTTCTTGCAAAAGGACAATCGTCCTTATCTGCACCAATGGGGACTTTCTAATAAATCCCCACGAAATCTCTTATGTGAAGGGGACCTCAGACCAGCAATTAGAGCCAGACGAAAAAGGATAAAATTATGACAGAAGATGAAGTTGCAAAAATAGCCTTTGCCGCAGTCGTAACCGCAATAAACGAGTTAAGGGCCGATATGAGTTCCGAGGACTGCGAGAGATTTGTTGTCGGATTCCCGGGTTTCATAGAGGTAAACGGGAATCGCTATGAATTTATTAAAATAGCTAACCCAACCTCAGCCTACTCTTGAGCTCCTGCATCTTCTGATAAGCGTTCTTCCCTTCTGCAGGAGAATAGTCCTTTCCACCATTGACCACCCCATATCCAGGACTAGCCACCCCAGACGGCTGGTAATAGGGCGATCTTCTATTTGAGTCGATCTTTTCTTGAACAGACGACTTTTGCTCCGGAGGCTTGTGCAGACCCATCGCTTTAATATGCTTATAAACCATCTTATAGCGATCAAACTCGTTAGGGATGCGTAAAATCATGTCTGCAAGGTCCGGGTCATTGTCCTGGACCTTCTGAGCGTGTTGTATCACCTCTTCGAAGTCAGGATTCTCTTTAAGCCACTGCTTCTTTCTCTCCTCGGAGAGCCTCTTTTCAACCAGAGCTTCCACCTTGGCGTCAGTCTCTGAAGCAGTTTGCTGAACCACCTTGGTGAGCTCCCTTTTCAGACGCTTTTTATCGATATAAGGCTCGTCGTCATCATCGTCATCCTGAGAGGAAAACCTTTGCTGAGCCACCTTTTTCAGTTGCTCGATTTCTCCGAGTAACTGCTGTTTCTCCTGCTTTTCCTTCTCCAATTGCTGACGGATCTGGGCGAAGTTGTACTCCTTATCATTCGGCTTTTGGGCCAGAACCGAAGCATTGTCCTGTGTTTGTTGGGGTTGAGCCTGATTTTCCAAGGCAGCTGCCATAAATTCCTTTGTCTTGACGCCGACTAGCGAGTTTGTTAAATAATTTCGTATATAAACTAAATTATTTATTACTGGCTACTGAGGTAAAGTGTCTAAACAAGTGAAAATCAACCCTCTCGACGCCCACGACCGCTACGAACACTTTACAAAGCAGTCCTTTGACATCGCAGAGTGCTGCCAAGACTTAATCAATAAAAGACCCTTCAGAGACCATCCCTTCTACATTTTCGCCCACGCAAGAACGGACGATGATGGGTCGACAAAAAGGCTCATTTGGCAGCCGAGGCTCACAAAGCCAAAGGCCCAGAGTAACTCCATGCTGTTTAAGGCATACCCAGGAACGGACCTCATTAAAGTCATTTGGATGATCCCAACGCGCGAACTATGGGATCAGTACACCAAAGGCAAGATGATGGAAAATAAGACCGTTTCTGAGAGTATTTGGGCATTTCAGAACAACAGGAAGAAGCTTGAAGAAAAAGAAGAAGACGATTTATCTGATGAACAGATAGCTGCTATTTATAAGGAAATATCAACAAGTGCAAGAAAACCAATGGTTTAGCGCCAAGGAAAAGCTTCCCGAACACATGGAGACTGTCGACGTCTATATCGAAAATCCTTTTTTTGGATCGGTTGAAAGGACGGCCCCGGCCGTTTTTTTGTGGTTCAAAGGAATGGATCAAGGAGAGTTTTACGACTCAAAAGAACAAACCCATTTGGGTTATGTAACCAGGTGGAGACCTAATGCCGAGAGAAAAAGATCCGTACAGCCTTGAAGAATTAATTAAAACTTTCGGAGAGCATACAGAAAAGGCGCAGAAAAATCATGAAGCATGCGTAAGGTTGTTCATGGAAAACAACCCCGACACCCAGCTCCCCGACCACCTCAAAGACGACTTTAATATATGCAAGGCCCTGTTAACCTTCTCGAGAGAAATCAAAGATCTTAAGGAAAGCTTAAAGGCTCTTAAACCACATTCTTCGGAGGAGTCCCCAGCCTCTTCTTAGACACGGGGATATAACCTAAAGTATCAGAGCGCAATCTTCCTTGAGGATTTTTGTGAGCACGCCCGTAATAGATTCCCATTCCCTGGTGTTCGTTTGGAACCAGACCAGAATCATTGGAAGCTACTCCTCTTCCACCGATGAAACTACTAACCTTTTTTGTCTTCGGCACCTTTGCCATAAAATATCTCATCAGGTGAAAACGCACGAGACTCTTGAGGGATGGGCCCCGATTCTATCGATCCAGCCACTTCTTTACCCAGTGGTGCACGAAACCCAACGCCATAATCATTGCCAGCAGATATAGAACAACTTGTACGATTGTCATAAGTAGGAGCCTTGAATTCGAATGGATAATCGCCATCAACCCTTTTGCTCGGCTTAATGGGATCTTTAAGAACTTTGCTCATAGTTATACCTATTCATGTTATGTTTTACTTCCAGATGATTCCTCGGAAGGCGCCTTTGGCCGGCTCAGCCTTACGGATCAAGACGTAAATCTCCGTTGAATTGGAAGGGAAGTCCCATCCACTTGGCCATTCAAACTAGTATCGATGTCCGGGCTTAATAGGATGGCTCTTAATCTTGCCATCGCCATGCATCTGGTCTTCTTTGATGCCCTCTGTGGTATCGTGATAGTCCATTCCAACATGGCCAGATCCTTCAGCAGAAGTATAATGCTTCACGCTATTTTTTGACTTCATGGACTCATCGGAAGTGTGTGGATACCCACCAAAATCAGTAATTTTTCTACCGCTCATTTTATTTCCCTTGTTTTAATCCTTAAGGAAGAAGTTTTAAACACTCTGCGTTAACACTCGCTATGGTAATCGGGAACACTGACCCGTTAATGTTAGGATTCAAAACAACAGGAGAGACGCAAGTGTTTCTCAGCCTAAGCATATCACCGGCCTGTACCTCTATGATTACGTCCCCTGTGGAGTGAGCGGCGTCATCATTGGGACTAGATGTGTAGCCAGAGTAGATAGACCCAGGAACAAGTACCCCATTAATCCAAAATCCAAAAGACCAACTAGGAACTGGCTGTGGAATAGGAGGAGCAATGCGAGCCTGCAACTGCCATGCCAGGTGGTATATCCCGTGTTTCAGGAACTTGATATCGCCCGTAACATTCATTTGGGTAAGATCAAAATCCCCTGCCGACACTGAATCCTGTGAATCAAACTTAACCATGTCCGCAACGCCTGGAGCGTTGTAAGGTTGAATTGTTTGAGGAACAGTTGCAAAAACGCTAGCATATGGTCCATTGCCAGAACCGGCAGGACCAACAGGCCCTTGAGGACCAGGAACACCTTGCGGACCAGCGGGTCCAATAGACCCTTGAGCGCCTGCTGGACCCTGCGGCCCCGCAACGCCAGGCAAACCTTGAGGTCCCGTCATTCCCGCTGGGCCCGTAGCGCCTGTATCACCCGTATCTCCTTTAGGGCCAGCCACTCCGGGAATACCCTGAGCTCCCTGTGGACCCTGCACACCTTGCTGACCGGCAGGACCCGCAGGCCCCATGACTCCGGCTGGACCTTGGACCCCTTGCGGGCCTTGTGGACCTTGAGGACAACAACAATCCATTCTGCGATATTCGTCTTTACATGCGCACATATGACCTCCAGAGGTTAATTCAAATTTAAATTTACCAAATTAGAGAAATGTTGCGCTACTATTGAGCCATGGAATCGAGAAAATCTGGTTGGGCGCCTTGCTTGCTTTTAAAGTACTCTATTCGAGATTTGGCCATTTCCGCGTATTCTGGCTGTTTTTCGATGCCAATGGCCTTTAAGCCTAATTTGTGGGCTGCGAGAATAGTTGTGCCGGAGCCGGCAAATGGGTCAAGCAGGATGCCGTCTTTGTGTGGCATGATGAGTTTGATGAGATATTCCATGAGCTTGAGAGGCTTGACGGTGGGGTGGTTGTTTGCGGATGTTTTTCCTCGTCCGGAGTCTCTAAGCGCACCGACTCCAGCCTCCAAGCGCTCTAAGCGCTCTAAGCCCTCGTTCCTTTCACTTGACGAAGCCTTGGCGCAGTAGAAGAAGCGAGATGCGCCAAGACTTCTTATTTTTTCACGATCTGGAACATCTAAGCTGTGAAATGGTGTTTTATTTTTACGCTTTTCAATGTATATAGACTCATCCAGCATCTTCGCTGCTTCCTCATCCAGGATTACGTTCGCCGGCCAGCGGCCTTTATTGTGGTTTTTAGCCTCTACAACCTCACCCTGCGTCCAAATGCCGCCAGATCGCGTGTTTGGGCAAGTTTCAACATTTGTACCAATCCTACACCCATCAATATTAATCCCCGCCTGACCCCACTTCTCTGCGTTTTGCTTGAAGGTGCCATCGCAGGGTTTCATTGCCATGATTATTGGCTCATAAGCGGGCTTTAGGGCTGTTCCGTAACCATCGATTCCAAAATGATTATGACTTTTAGGAAAGCCTGATCCGTAAATCCACATGACACAATCCCGCAGTTCATACCCAGAATCTTCAATAGCTCCAGCAAGCCGATGAAAGCAGCGAGCTCCTCCAAAGGCAAAAAGATAACCGCCCGCTTTAGTAACACGTAAACATTGCTCCCAGTACTTCTGATCAGGTACAACATGATCCCATCCTTTCCCCATGAAAGATAGCCCATAAGGAGGATCCGTGACAACAGCACTAATGGAATTATCCTCCATTTTGCGCATCTCTTCTAGGCAGTCTCCGCAAATGATTGTCATTGTCCCGCTGCTTGGCCCATTAACTGAGTGGCAAATTTATTCGCATCAGAAGACGTTTTAGCCTTTGAACGCTCAACATCTTCCCTTGCGGCCTCCTCATCATTGAAGCCTTGAACTTGAGCCATTTTTACTTGAGTCTCGATTTCGCCAATTTTAGCAGCCACCTCCACCATTTCCTTAACCGCTTCCATTTTTGCTTTGGTTGATAGAGACTGGTTTTTACTAATCTCGCTAAGCCTTTCCTCAAGCAGACCGATGTTTGACTCAGCACGACCATGACGCTCTCTTGCGGTAGCGATCGAAGCTGTTGCCTTTGCATATAACTCCTTAAGTTTAGCCTCTTCAAAGGCATGTTGAATGTTGGTAGCCTCTTGCTGTATCGCTTGCGCCTGCTGCTCCTGCTGCTGCAGAAACTGAATAGCTTCCGCTTTCCCAGTGATGTTAAGATGCGGCACGATCATGGACGGCGGGAATACCTCCCTGCCAAACGCAGCATTGATATCCATGAGAGATTGAGCTTGCATGTTTTGCTGAGTAGGCGTGAGATCGCCCTCTTCCACAATCACCTGGAATTTAGAGAATATCCTAGAGAAAAAGAAAGGACTTGGCTCTTCGCCTATAAGAAGGCCGACCTTTTCGGCATTCCAGTTATGGAGAGCGATTTGCAAACACCTCTCACCAACATACTTTAACGCCTGGTCCCACTGGTCAAAGTACTTTTGCAGAACCATGAGGTTGGCGGCTTGCTTAATTAGCGTTGTAAGCGTGCTAGCGCCCTTCTCTTGTTGAGCCGACCAGTTTTCCAGGTCAACCCCTGACGTGCCGAAAATAAGGCTTCTAAGCTGGTCTGCAAGGGCAAAATCGGATTCGGGCACGGCAGACGGCAAAATCTTCTCGACATCCGTCATTTCGTAGCCCTCGTTGACTAAGACGTCCCATCCTTGCCCCGATTTCTTGAGGTTGTCTTCATTGGCAACGGCGCCGACTTTTCTTTTCCATCCTTGGTTGATTGTCGCTTCAGAAATGTCATGATTGATGATGATGCGCCGGTTAAGAAGATAATTGCTGTCACGCATAGTACGAACAAGCCCGCGACAACGCAGATCGTAGTAGTTGATATGGGGCTCGTAGTTCCAGAAAACGGGAATGAATGGACAATCATCGAACCCGAGCGGGTTATCCCCTTGAAACATAAGTTGATCATTGAGTACCACCGCTAATTTCCAGCATGGAACCTCCACGTTAACTTCCTGCATATCCGGTATGTTATATAGAAGCAAGTCTAGCTGTTCTTGACCGCCGGCAAAGTCAAAGAACTGATTGCGCTTTTGCGAATAAAGCCTTTTCTTTTTACGCTTCCATTTGTACCATACATAGGACAAAACCATGAGGTCGTTGCGTGCCATGTTGTAGTTCTCTGGAAGGAAGTAAAATGAGCCATATCGTTGAGGAGTTCCCGCCATGGGGGCTATATTTTCTATTTTATCGGGAAATCGGAACTCAGCCTCTTTTTTTGATATGTACTCTTGACACCAAACGAATTGCGCGTCTGACATGTCAAAATTGCGGAAATACGGGTCTACTAGAAATGAATTGTACTCCCACAGCTTCAGCTTTAATTGACCTTGTGCTGGATCATTTGCATTGTAATCAAGGTATGGCTGCAAAAGAACCATGCCTGTGATGCAAGCCTGCTCGCATGCCCTAGAGAACTGCTCATGTATACCCTCAGCATTGGCAACGTGCGTCATTAGGCGCGTATACTGGTCTGTCGTCTGCGGGTCGGCTCCCTCACACGGAATGTAATTAAAAGATTTGCGATGCTGGCGCTGATAGCCAGTCACCATGTTCACCGGCTGCTGAAGAAGATTGAAATAAAAATTTTGATAAGAGAAAGAAGGAGTGAAATTAAAATAGCGATTGATAAAGGTCTGGGAACCCGCATAAAACAACGCATCTATGTTGGATTGGTTCCAACGGGCCATCTCTATAGGCTGGAACTTGCTGTATAGGTTATCGAGCCACTGGCGAACATTTCCCTGGTTCGGTTCTAGCGCATTGTTCCACGGGGGGTAATAGAAAGACAAGCTGCCTCAAGAAATTTTTATTAACTCTCAAAGCAAACCTACCATTAAATAATTTATTTACGCTACAGAGGCAAAGATTGCGTTTTCCCCTGTAAAGTCGTATTATTGGCGCTTAAACGGAGCTTTATGGAACTGGGAGTTATTATAGCAATAGTGGGAAGTGTGATGGCCATGATCGGAGCCACGATAACAATGATGTTGTGGGTGAGATCGGAGTCCAGAAGCGATTGCAGAAACCTACAGGATCAAATCGTCACGGACCGGAGGGAGTTTATTAGCCTCATGAGCGAGATAAAGCTAGAGAATCGGGACTTTCACCACAGGCTGCTGGAGATCGAGCGATCCCGCCGCTAATCTCAAATTAAAATAATCTTTACATCTACAATTAAATTCTTCTTTTAAATAAAAGAAAATTTTAATCCTCAAAAAGGGAGATTGTGGACATGTATAAGCAATTCGTATTGGAAGACCGGATCAAGATTGAGGCGCTCGTTAAGCAGGGGTTTGAATATCACGAGATCGCAAAGGCGATGGGCCGCAACAGGGCCTCCATAAGTGCTGAGATAGAAAGGAACGGCGGCTTTGAAAAGTATAGCGCGCAAAAGGCGCAGAGCGCGGTGGCTGAAAGGAGGAAGACGGCCAGGGACAAGGCGAGGCTGACGGCCCAGGGGGAAGGATCGAACCCCTTTGGGCGCCAAGCGATCCCCGCCCTTAACGAATGCCCTCTGGGTTCGGGGTGCACCAACCTACAATCTAGGGTAGAAAAGCTGCTAGCGAGGGTTGGGAGACTGCTCGACAAGATCGACAAGCGAGAAGCGGCGGACGACCCGTCAGCCCAGCTCCTGTTTTAGCAACGGCTAAAGAATAATCCTAATTGGATTGTTTACGGGCTCGCACCGCTCATTTACATGAGAGCAGTTGACGTGAACAGTAGTCTTTGTGGACTGAACTTCTCTAAAATCGTGAACCCCATAGGATTCATGAATATGTCCAAAAACGTGAAGTTTCAAGGTTGAGGAATGCTCTAGGCACCACCTCCTTAAAGACTCAGAGCCGGCTTTTTCCAGGTCGTAAGTAAGATCTAACATCCCCTTAGGCGGTCCGTGCGTTATCAGTATATCTACATCTTCGGAGATTAAGGAAAACTTGGCTTCTAATTCTTCTTCCGTGCCGGTAAACCCGTCGCAATGGGGATTTATCCCAGGAAAGGTTAGCGTCCAAGGAGAGCCCCATATCTTTAGCCCCTCGAATTCCCATCCAGAATCTTGAAGGTATTCTGTTCTAATACCATCGTAATCGCCAATGCATAAGCACTCATCTTGCTGCAAAAGATTGTCGTGATTGCCAGCTATAACCATTATCTTTTTATAATTCTGCCGCTCCACCCAGGCGCAGAATCCGCAGTGATCATGGACGGTGTCTTTAGCCGTCAAATCCCCAGCTACAATAAGCAAATCACCGCCTTCAAGTTTAGGATAATGGCCATGCAAGTCGGCAACACAATCTATGACAACCATTCGTAGATCTCCAAAACTTCCTTAGTAAGAGGATCTCGTTTTCCGAAAACCAGTCGGCCGTCTTCTGTGCGTCCAACAAAAAAGCCCATCGGGAAGCCAATACAATCAATGATCATGGTTTAGCACCAAACAAAAAAGAAAAACCCCAATGACTGCCATAAAAGCACCGACCGTTTGCATAAACGACAAGGCAAACAAGTGGTGCAGCCCCTGGGAGATGAGCACCGCGAGAAAGGCGGGGTGGGTTGCGATTTTAACGAGAAGCCTCTTCATATCCCATCAATCGGGTTAGCGGGCATTGTTACACTTAAAATTCATCTGAGTTAGGCTTGGTTATTTTAAACTTCCCCCGAGGTCCATTCTTAACGAAGTCCACAAGGCTAGCATCCATCATCATCAACCTGGCACTAAGGGAAATCTTTTCCTTTTCCGGCAACTCATCAACACGAACCATTCTATGCAAGTCAATCAAAGTAGAAGCCAACGCATAAGCGATGTCGTCAAAGTCCTGCTCCAAGAAGAAGGCCTTAAGCTTGTATATGATCTCTTTGTTAGAAAAGTCGTGATCATTACCTAAATCCGAACTCATTG